ACGTAGTCCGTCGGCGTCGTCCTCTGCGTCACGCAGCCCGTCGTCATCGGTGAGTCCGTCGACATCCATCAGTCCGTCGGCCTCGCGTAGTCCGTCGAGTTCGACATCCGCATCGATCAGTCCGTCAGCCTCACAGAGTCCGTCGGCATCACCCTCACCCTCGGCGGGTTTGGCACCGACGTTATCGAGCATCTCACCTGATCGAGGCGAACACGAATCAACGGTGGCGATGACACTCACCGGCACCAATTTCGCATCCGACTATTATCCTGTGCCCACTGGTCAGACAAATCTAGCGGTCAGCGTCAGCGGATCGGGTGTGACGGTAACGAATCTCATTGCGGTGAGTGCGACGTCACTGACCTGCAATTTCGTGATTGCCAAGACGGCGACGGTTGGCACACGAAGTGTCACGGTCTCGCACACCGGCGGTACAAGCGGCGCGCAAACATTCACCATTGGATTTCCCTCGGACTTCATGGTTTTCTTTTCCTAAATACTATTAACCATGGCCATTCCCACTTCGCGCGAAGACTTCAAGGAATACTGCTTACGGGCGCTCGGTAAGCCTGTTATTCAGATCAATGTGGACGATGATCAGATCGAGGACCGTCTCGATGAGGCGCTCTATGTCTATCAGCAGTTCCATTACGATGCGGTTGTTAAGACATTTCTGAGTCACGAGATTACCGCGAGCACGATGCGTTTTGCGTCGGCCACCACGGGCAGTTTCAGCAATAATGAGACGATCGTCGGCGCGACATCGAACACACGCGGTACAGTTGTCTCGACCAGCAATAGCACATTGATCAAGTTCTATACCACGATTCTTTCCAACACCAGTGTTAATGTTGGGGCCAGTTATGGCGATACCGCCAAGCGTTCATTCCGTGATGGAGAAGTGGTGCTAGGCGAACAGTCTGGTGCCACGGGTACGGTGTTTACTTCAAATGCCACAACGAACGCTATTTCATTCGGCGACATGGACAACAAATGGTTCAGTGTCTCGGATTCCGTGATTGGCATTACACGTATCTTCCTTCCGTATGATATGGGCGGAGCGACGAGCGGAGATATTCTGTTTAATCCACAAACACAATTCAATATGAGTTTGATGTCGACCTTCAATCAAGGTTCGATCATTCCATATGTCATCGGTCGAGAATATCTTCAGATGATGAATGATACTTTTCGAGGACGTCCCGGCATTCGTTTTTCACGGCACATGAACCGTTTGTTTGTGGATATCAATTGGGAAACACAGTTTCGACCCGGTCAGTGGATTGTGATGGAAGCAACACGCACCATCGACCCTGATGCGTTCACCGATGTCTGGAGCGACCGATGGTTGCAGCGATTCTCGATTGCCCTAATCAAACGACAGTGGGGTCTCAATCTCAGCAAGTTTGGTGGATTGTCATTGCCGGGTGGTGTGACTCTGGATGGTCGATCAATATTGTCTGAGGCGAATCAGGAAGTTCGTGATTTGGAACTTGAAGTGCAGAATACATACCAAGAGCCTGTCTCTTTCATCACAGGCTAGTTTATGTCTGTCAACCGTTACTTCAACCATACGTCGTTTGCATCAGAACAAGGTCTGGTGCAAGATTTAATTGACGAAAGTATTCAAATCTACGGGCACGACGTATACTATATTCCTCGGGACACCGTGAATCTGGATACGTTCCTCGGCGAAGACCCGTTGACCGCCTTCACGACGACGTATCCGATCGAGATGTATCTCAAGACGTTGGAGTCCTTTCAGGGACAGTCTGAGTTTATCAGCAAGTTTGGTTTGCATATCGAAGATCAAGCGACATTCATTGTGTCGCAACGACGGTTTACCAGTGCAGTCGTGGATGCCGTCGACTCTGCCGTGACCGTTCTCTCACGACCGCGTGAAGCGGATCTCATCTATATCGAGATGACTCCAACTAATCGTTATCTATTTGAAATCAAATTTGTAGAAGACAAAGAACGACTCTTTCAGTTAGGCAAACTGTATACGTACGAATTGCGCTGCGAACTGATGAACTTCACCAACGAGAAGGTCAATACCAATGTCGACGATATCGATGAGGTGGCACAGAAGGAAGCCTATACCATCAACATCACGATGAACGCCGGCGGCAGCGGCACCTTCGTGGTTGGAGAATCGGTGTATCAGGGCAACACCTCGTTGGCCACAGCGACGGCATCCGCAGAAGTCTACGAGTGGACCCCGTCGACACGCGTGCTCGCCGTGCAGCGTGTGGTTGGCACTTTTGCGGGCAGCACTGCCGTCAAAGGCAATACAAGTGGTGCGCAGTGGACATCCGTGACTACTGCGGCCGCGACGGCGCCGAGCATTCACGATCCAATCTCAGATAATGCATTCTTGCAAGGTAATCCACTGAGTGTGGTGAAATCTCGTGGCACGCATATGTTAGAGGACTAATGGAGACGCATTTCAAACATCTGTTGCTGCGACGCTATCTCCTGTCCTTTGGATCGTTGTTTGACAATATCACGCTGACACGAGAAGATACCACTGGTGATGAAGTGTATCGTCAGGTCGTGCCGTTGGAGTATGGCCCCAAAGAACGTTGGTTGACGCGATTCACACAAGACCCTGATCTTACTCGTGGTGTCGGACAAATTGTGCCGCGACTGTCCTATGAGATGAGCGGGCTGTCGTACGACGGCGGCCGCAAACTCAACAGTCTTGAAAAACTCACATATGTCGGCTCGTCGCCGAGTGATCGTGCGAGACTCTATGTCGGTACGCCATATACCCTCGGTGTGCGTCTGTCCATTCTGACGAAATTGCAGCAGGATGGCATGCAGATTGTCGAGCAGATTCTGCCCTACTTTACTCCCGACTATACGATTGCGGTAGAACCGTTGGACAACTATCCTGATTTGGTGGATGTGGTGCCCATCACATTACAGAGTGTTTCGCAGACGGATAACTACGAAGGCAACTTCGAGGCACGCCGCATCATCGTCTGGGATCTCGACTTTGCGATGAAGGTATATTTTTACGGACCGATTCGGCAGAAGGCGCGCATTCAAAAGGTCATCGTCAATCTGTATAATTCAAACAGTGCGGATTTGTCTGCACCTGATGCGAATACGTCTTCTCCACAGATTGCGATTACGGTCGTGCCGTCGGTGTCACTGTCTGCGTCTGCGAGTCCGTCGACCGAAGAAACTGCGGTCGTGCTCGGCAGAGACGCTGCCATCACAACCGTCATTGAAGACTTTGGGAAGTTTGCGCCGTCGTTGAGCCCGTCGGCATCAGCGAGTCCGTCGGCATCACGCAGCCCGTCAGCCTCACGCAGTCCGTCGAGTTCGACATCCTTGTCGGTCAGTCCGTCGGCATCACGCAGCCCGTCGGCATCAGCGAGTCCGTCGAACTAAATATATTCAATGCAGCATGAGCAACTTCAAAAACAAACATTAAATAAAATTCTCGAACTCGACCCCGCAACGACAGAAGAAAAAACCATTGTTCTGCCTAAGGTAGTGCAAGGAGAACTTGTATCAAACTCCGGCACGGAAACTTTCGATGCGGACTTCAACTATGCACGGAAGGTCGTGCGCGAGAGTATTGATCAAGCTCGCGAGGCAGCCGTGAGTGCGATTGAACTCGCACAAACTGGCGACAGTTCACGGGCCTACGAAGTCGTCGCGTCGATGCTGACCGCAATCGTCAATGCGAATAAAGAACTCTTGTTGCTGCACAAGACCAAAGAAGATACTCAAGCCAAGTCTCGCGAGGGCACGACATCGGGTCCCGGCGTGACAATCGAGAAAGCAGTATTCGTGGGGCGGGCATCGGACTTGATACGCGAACTTCGTTCGTTGGGCAAGATCGAACAACCATAAAGATGTGTCGAGGTAGATATGGCTCTAAAATTTCAATATTGGAATGAGGTCCGCTCCGTTGCGGAGTCGCATCATCTCGATCCAAACCTCGTGACGGCGATATGCATGATCGAGTCCTCGGGTAATACGAAAGCCTATCGGTATGAGCCGGGGTTCTGGTCACAATATATGGCGAACAATCCCAAATGGAAAGATGCCGATCCAAAACGGGTTAGTGCCTCCTATGGGTTAATGCAAACGATGTATCCTGTTGCGGTCGAGCACGGTTTTCCGACAACCGACGCCCCCGACAAATTATATCTTCCTCTTGTGGGTCTTGACTACGGCTGTCGTGTATTTGCCAAACTTTTGGTGTGGGTGAATAAGGCGGCGGCAGATATCAGTGCGGATGCTCGTCTCCGCGCCGCCTTAGCGTCTTACAACGGCGGCAAGGGCGGTAATGCCGCCGATCATCTGCCGGATCGCAACGCAAAATATGCTGACAAAGTATTGGGCATGTTGACACGCGTTCGTAACGGAGAATTTTCATAATCATTCTGCCGGCGAAAGCATAACCATGCCTAAAAACTCATTTAATTCCACTTCGGGATATAATGGCAATCCCAATCTTCCTCTTCCTAATACTCAAATATCTCTGACGGCGGACGAACTTAAAGAGTATGTGCGGTGTGCAGAGGATGTCTACTACTTCATCAATAACTATGTGAAGATTGTGCACGTCGATCACGGCATCGTGCCGTTTGCGATGTGGCCTTTTCAACGTGAGATTATCAAAGCGTTTGAAGATAATCGTTTTGTTATCTGCAAACTTTCCAGACAGTCCGGCAAATCAACTGTCGTGGTCTGTGGCTACTTTCTCTGGTATATTCTGTTTCATGCGGACGTCAGTGTTGGCATTCTAGCTAACAAAGAATCGACGGCGATCGAGCTACTGCGTCGATTGAAACAATCCTATGAGCTTCTGCCGATGTTTCTGAAACAGGGCATTCTCAAATGGGATCAGAAACTTATCATGCTTGCCAACAACGCGCGTGTCCGTGCGGAAAGCACGAGTGCAAGCGCGATTCGAGGAGACACGTTTAACATTCTGTTCTTGGATGAATTCGCGTTCGTGCCTGAGAATATTGCTGGCGATTTTATGACCTCGGTGTTCCCGACGATTTCGTCAGGAAAGACGACCAAACTGTTTATCGTCAGTACGCCGAACGGATATAATCTCTTCTTCAAAATTTGGAATGATGCCGAAGAAAAACGCAATTCTTACTTTCCCATTGGATTTACTTGGCGTGATGTGCCCGATCGTGACGAAGCTTGGGCCGCAGAGATGCGGAAAAACCTCGGCAGCGAACAAGCCTGGCAGCAAGAATTTGAATGCTCGTTTCAGGGCAGCGCCAATACACTGATTCCCGGCCATAAGCTGGCGTCGATGTCGTATATGACGCCGCTCGAAATTCGAGGGGATCTCAAAATCTATGCGAAGCCGGTGCGTGCCGATGATACAGGACCCGCACATATCTATGTGGCGATGGTCGATGTGTCACAAGGACAAGAACAAGATTATAGTGTGATCAATGTCTTTGACGTATC